AATTCTACATCTTTCACTATTATCGACTCTAAATGCTATAGCACTATTGTCTTTTGCATTAGATGAATCACAATTTAGAAGGAAATCTGCTGAATCAGCTTGTATGTCAATGTTTCCTGCATTAGTTCCAGTTAGTCGTAAAAGTGGATTAGTGTCAGATAAATTTAAAAGTGTAGATGGACTTGTTGTACCTATACCAACCTTTCCATTTCCATCTATGGTCATAGCTCTACCACTATTTACATCAACAGCAAACGCTCCAGCTGCGGTCAAATTGCTTGTATGAGCAGAGCTATCTATCTTGACGGTATAACAGTCATTAGAAAAACTTGTAGCAGTATTAGTAAATTCTGCAATACCAACACTATTAGATGCTGTTACATCTAAAGTTTGAGTTGGACTTGTTGTACCAATACCTACTAGTTGATTTTTTATATTAATTACATCTGAACCTCTATCTTGAAAAGAAACAATTGAATCTGCACCTGCACCAGTTCTATATATTCTAAATGAGCTATTTTCAGTTGAATCAAATATTGAAAGACCACCAGTATTATTATCTGCACTTTGGACTATTGCTAAACGTGTATCTGGACTTGATGTACCTATACCAATCCGATTATTCCCTGCATCAACATAAAATAAATTAGCTTCTGTATCGCCTTCAATCCTAAAATCTACATCTGCACCATCTTCATTAAATACTGTTGTCGTACCAAGCTCCATTCTTTCAACACCGCCAGTAGCAACATTGAAAGTATCAGCGGCAGAACTAAAAATACCTGTATTAAGGTCGTCTCTAAATGCTAGTGCTGGTGTACTTGCAGAGCCATCTTCAAGAGTTAATGTTCCATCAAGTTGTAAAAGTTCAACCCAACCATCATTTGCAGAATTTCTTATTTTTAAAATTCCTGTATTAGTATCTGCCCACCATTGATATGCATATTTTGTGCTAGGCTCTGTTGATGATGAATTATTACTTACAATAGCAGCTAGAGCATTATTTAAGTCTGTTCTAAAAGCCGCCCCTGATTGGTTGGCTATTACATAATCATGTGTTGCCATTACTTAGTCCTTTTTATATAAGTATATGATAGTTGATAACTTAAATATAAACATATTTACCCTCCTTTACCAAACCCAACGGCTGTATATTTAAAGTTCAAATCTTTTAAGCCGCTACTACTTCTTGTTTCGATAACAAACTGTGTTCCTGTAATTGAAGTTATATTGAAAAAATCGCCACTTGCAGCGCCTTCAAGAGTGATTCCGACAGTTGGAAGAAATGCTGTTGTTGAACCTCCTAAAGAACCAGTACCCGTGAAAAACGGGTCGGCAAAAATGACTGTTTTCGCAGAGCCAGTTGTAGCGCATTGACTTGCAATCGCTGAATTAACTGTTTCAGTTCTTCTTTTTAAACTTGCTTCATATCCAAGTTCTGAAACATTTATATTTTGTGCAGGGTCATCCGATGATAACTCAACTTTAAATTTAAATCCTCTTGCTCTATATTCTCCATTTGCAAAAGTATTGAATTGCGAAAAATTTGCCCCGTATGTGCAAGAAGTTCCACTCGATATTGTTGCACTAGCGGATGCTGTAACTGTAAAAGTGTTAGCGTTTGGAACTGTTTGAATTACATAATTACCATCTTCTGCACTTCCCGCAGTAAAATCAATCACAACTTGATCGCCGACAGCGTAACCATGTGACGATTTTGTAATTGTAATTGTCGTACCGCTTTGCTCGTAAGTGGCGGCTGTTGATGTTGTCGTGTCTAATTCCGTTGTCGCGACTAGCAACTTGGCGTTGACATCCTCTGCTAAAGTTCCGTCAAATTCAGTCCATGTATCAATATTTGCTGTTCTTGAATCAATGAGATCATTCGGTAAAAGTCCAGAAGTTACAAAACGGCGTTTCAAAGTAAGATTAAAAATCGCACCCATTTCAACCACATTTTGAAATTCATAAGAACCGCTTGAATTGATTGGGCCGGCAAAGTCTATATTTGATAAATCATCTATATTTTGTGTTATTGAATCTATCAACAATGTTCCATCTAATAACAAACCATCAAAATCCGCGTCATAAAATGTATTAACTTTATTTCCTTGAAATGGCGGCGAATCTGTATCTTCTCTTTCTGTCAGTATTATTTGATTTGGTTGCGGGTCTGGTTGCGTAACAATTATTTTTGCAGCGTTATCTGATCTGCGCCCGCCGTCATCGAGAAATTTAATACTGTAAGTTCCAGTTAAAGCGGGAACTAATGTTTCGCTGATATTTCCTGAAAGTTTTGGGATAATTTCTGTTGAATTACTAAATGTTGCAACAGCAGGGTCTACAGATGGGGTATGGCGCACGGAAATTGTCCCCCCGTGGGTCACATCAATGTCCGTTGCGGGGTCAAAACGTAATCGTACAAATAGGTCTGAAACAGGTTCAACTGTCAAACCTGTGGGGTCTTGTGGCAATGCAGTTTTACCAACAGCATTAAATGTTAAATCGTTTGAAGTTGCAGAAAGTTGCCCGTTAAGGTTGTAGCTAAAAACTTGAATTTCATAAGTTCCAAGCTGACTATTGATAATTTCAAAATCAGGACTTGAAACTTTTGTTGAAACAAAATTTCCATTATTAAAACGATAATTAACTTGATATTCAATAACACCTGTTATTGGTTGCCAACTGATAATTATTTTTGAAACAGCTTGATTATTTATCGGAACAATTTTTTCTACCGCTGAAAGGTTTGAAGGTGGTGGTTTTATTTCATTTAGTACTGATACATTTCTTGTTGGTAGACTTGAACCATCTTCAATAAAATCATATTTATCTTCGACATATGAAAGTGCTGTAATTGAAAAATTTATACCATCTTGCTCTTCAACAGTAATAACTCTAAATTTTTGTGGTTCTACTGTTGTATTTGCTAAAAGCCAAACAGTGTTGACATTTGGTGTTTGAGAAAAAGCAGAACTAACTGTAACAACACCAGCGGAGGTTATACTAGAAACATCCCTTGTTTCAACAGTTCCGTCTGGTAAAACAACACTAAAAGTTGGAGAATTAGTTGTTGCTAAATCAGAAGCATTTGCATCATCAATAGTCATAACTGTTGTTGATGCAACAGCGGATAATCTTCCGCCTCTTCTAACACCAGCACGAACAGGGTCAGCTATATCAATAATTGCGCCCGGCCTTACTATCGCGCCAGCATCAATGGAAGTTGTGAAACTGACAAGTTCTGATTCATTTTGTTCTGCAAATAATATTGATCTACCTAACCTTGCAGCTTGACCTCTTGATGTACAAGCAAAAGCCTTTACTTGTTTTGTAATAATTCCAAATTTACTTTGTGCGGTTGTATCGTCTACAACTTCAAAATCAACATCTTGGCTGTCCATATTATAATATGAAACAGCAACAGCGGTATGTCTTTGTTTTAAACTACTTCCAGAATAATTAAAACCATTAGATGTTATATTGCTTAGATTAAATAAATAGCTTGCTGATTTTGGCGAATCTTGAGTAATAGAAATTGAACCAGCGGAAAAAATTGGCATACAACGCATCACACCAGCAAGTTCATTTATAAGATCAAAAGCTTCAGCGGAATTTTGAATATTTACATTGCAACTAAATCTTGCTTCTTGCCCCCCTTGGCCATCATCTACAAGTGTATTAGCAAACTTACTTGCAGTTACAAAAGAAAATAAATCAAGATTGCTGTCTGTTATATGATCGCCAAACCCATATCGAGTATTAGTAAGTAAGTCAAGAAGTACCATGGCGGGGCAGTTTGTATAAACCGCAGCGCCCATGACGCCATTAAAAATATATCCGTCAGGATAAACAATTCGGCCAGTTGCATTATCAACAGTTGGCGTTCCAGAACTTGATGCGCCAGCGCCCGGAATCCTTACTTTGATACCGCGAATACGGAATTTCCGGCTAGGGATAGAAGCAAATTGTTGAGAGTCTAATCTGATCGCGTTATAAGCTGAATTTGCATATGTAGAAGCAACGTCAATTATTTCTGAAAAACTTGTCCATTGAAATGAATTTACTGTACTACTGCTTGTACTATCCGCAGTAATTCTTGTAACTCGTATATCAACAGGAAAAGAACCAGTAAGTTTTATTGAAAAATCTTTTTGATATGCGTCAGCGGTTCTTCCAGTAACGGTATCAGTATGGACATCTGTAAAACCACCAGAATTATATTGAACAGATATTTTAAATTTAACTGTATCTCCTAACAAGTCTCCACTATCTGTTGCCACTTGTATCTGTGGAAATGTAATTGTAACTTTTACACGATCAACATTTGTATTAGTGATTTGTCTTGTAACTGGCGAAGCCGCTGTTACTGTAATTCCGACAGGGGTGGATGAAGAAGAACTTTCAACACCATCAATTTTTGTTTGGTTCGCAGTACCATGTCTTGAATTAAATGTTACGTCTTGAAAATTAAAATCAACATCCTGTGGGTCAGTTGATGAAGCATTTGATCTTAATATTGGAGTATCGTTAAGAAATACGTCTTTGAGATAAGAATTTCGATAAGCAGTTGATGTTTTATCTGTTATGCCATCTTTTGAAGCAGATGCACTTCCTTCAATTTCACCCTCAGAAATTAAATCCAAAAAAGTTACAAATTGCTTACTGTGTAAAGTATCAGGCGTTCTTGTTGGTTGAGGCGGTGGCGAAGGTTTTGAACCTCCACCAAATGAACCACGAATAATTTTTTTATTGTCGGTCATACTTGTACCTGTTCAGTATCTATCGAAGAACTTATTACAACTGAACCAGTAAAAATTTCACCATATACTAAAGGAACTGGTGTACCAGCACGACTTGTCTGTTGTGTGCCACTGAAACTAAAAGATAACCTTGGGTCTTGCTCAGAACTAAATTGTGGCAGTTTAGGAGTAGGGAATAACATATCACTTACACCTGATAAAACTAGGCCAGCACCTATTCCAAAAGCCGCTTTTGCACCTAAACCAGCCGCGGCAAATCCACCAGCACCAGCACCAAAGGATATAGGTGCGGTAAATAAACCACCGACACCAAAACTTAAAGCAATCAAAGCGCCTCCAAATAAAGCTTTACCAATACCACCAGAACCAGATATAACAGGTACAAATTTAATGTCAGATTTTCCTACTGGAAAATGCAATTCTTCAATATCTACTTCTTCTTTATCTAATAACACTTGATAATATCTACTCGACATATGACTTTCTAACTCTGGAAAATTATTTACAAGAAAACTTACAGCTTGCGCTGTTGTATTAACGACAGCTTCTAATTCTTTGTGACCTGTTATTTTTACAAGTTCCCCATACAGTTTTATTTTACGCATCATAACGATACCGCCCTCCTGTACATTTTAACAACCAAGGATTGTAAGGTTCTCTACAAGATAGTCTATCGCCTAAATGATGCAAAATATCACCATCTATAAAAATCCCAACATGATTCAAACCTTTACCTAAAATACTCATCGCCAAGACATCGCCATTTTCTAGTTTTTCATCTGGTGTTAATGAACGAAAACCCGCTGTAATTAAATAATTATTGAAATCGCCATCTTCCTTTGATTGTGGATTTTCGTGAAATATTTCAGGTGTTAAGGGTCTTGTAGCTTTTTTGAAAGAAATTCCTTTTTCTTGCGAATACCAATCCTCCACCAAACTTAAACAATCAGTAACACCCCAAACCCAAGTTCTCCCAAGTAAAGGCGGTTTAAATCCACAAGGCTCGTAATATCCCCAAGTTTCTGTTTTAGGGTTAACAATATACCAAGGCAAATTTGAATCTTCACAGCTTATTTTATCCGCTTCTGAAGCGATAGGCGGTGTGATCGGGTGCGAATGGACAATTCCAATAATTTCTCCAAGTTCATCTCCTTTTACAAAATCTTCTGGATTCATTATGAAACATTGATTAGAAGTTATTGATAAATTTTGGCAGGGAAAATATTTTTCTTTTCCGCAAATATTTAATAAAAGGCCGCAAGATTCTTTTGGGTCTTGTTCCTTTGCATGAAGCAATGCGTCATCTTTCCAAGTCATTAAACAGCCAATCCAATGCTAGGAAATTCAGCTCTTGTACATTGTCTTTTTGGCGCACGAACACCAATAAGATCAATAGGTGCAGCTAATTCAAAAACAACTACATCCCTTGTTTCTTGTGATTTTCTATCAATAGAATATATTTCTTGTGGAAATTCTGCGTTTGGGTCTGGTGTTCCATAAGGATTTACATTACCAGCAAAATTAACAGCATCAATAAATTTTGCGAGTGTTCTAATTCTTGTTACTGTTGCACCTGTTAAATCATTACCAGTTGTCGTTTGGTTAACTGTCAAAAGTATTGATGTAATCGTGCCAAGAGCATTGCTTACAGTTAGAGTTGGTCTTGGTATCTGGCCTTTTTGATATGCAAAGCCTTCTGCCTGTACGGGAAATCTTTGATATGTATTACCAGCCCAAACGATCTCGCCATTTGAATTTAAACTTGAACCCGCATGAAATCTATATGTTGTAGCGGAACCGTGTAAAGCTGTTGTTGTTGTAAGTGTGAAAAGTTCAATTATTGAAGATGGATTTATTGATTGAATATCACTTATGACACTACTACTCACGGCTCAAACACCTCTCTAAATGTGCAACTTAATTTAGCTCTGTTGTTGTAGGGAATAGTTTTTGTCCAACTTTCGCAAACAAATTTTTTTGCACCTGATACAGTTACAGAAACATTACCGCTGTCAGTTGCAGAAGAAGCCGCTGTAACTGTAAATGTATTTTGATCAGCGGAAGAAGCAACAATAAAAGTACCATCTGTAGGAGAACCACTTGCAGTCGAAGTGTAGTCAAGAACTACAGTTTCCCCAATAGCAATACCATGATTAGTCACAGTTATAGTCACAGTAGTTCCAGATTGGCTGTAAGTGCCTGTTTTTGATGTGCCTTCGCCCGGCGGTGTAAATGTAAAACTTGCCTGATCGTTTGCCCTACTATCTAAAAATGCCTCAATGACATCTGATTCAATTTCTGTAACATCAAATTGTAAATTATAAACTTTTGGATTTTGGTGACTTGCTAAACCAAATAAAACTCTGTGTTCGTAACCATCTGCAAAACGTACAAGTCTTTTTATTGGCGATGATTTTTTACTGAAGCCGACATATGTAGGTGTGAATGATGGAAATGTAGCCATTATGCAAGTAAACCTCCCGGACGTTTTTCTTGAACTAATTGTGCCTGTATAGCAGCGGAAAGAACAAGACCAAGTTCTCTACTTTCTTGTTCATTGCCTTCTACATTAGAACCTGATGCGTCTACATTAACAACAATATTATTTGTTACGCCACCGCCTATTCGATCATTTGGAATTATAGTACCCGCAGAACTAGGAACAAAAAGCTCCGGCCCTTTTTCTCCAACGATTGAAGCCCTTCCGACAGGTGGCCTTCCACCATTTGCAAAACCCGGCAAATTAGAAAATATACCAAAGCCTGTGGCTTTCAAAGCAGTATTTATTCCAAGCCTTAAGAGTTGTGATCCAATATCATTAAGAATACCCTTTGCTGCTTCTCCGAGTGATTGTGCGTGCATAATTGCACCAACTAAAGCATCAGAGACACCAGTTGCAATACTATCTCCAATTTGTGAGAATATTTCTTTTTGTCGATCAAGAATCCTGTTTTGATCTTCCAATTTTCTTGTTGTATCTTCTAATTTAAAAATTTTAGCAGCTTCAAAAATTCCAATTTTTTCGATCAAAGCCATTTCTCTATGTTTTTGTTCTATCTCTTTTTCATTTCCTTCAAGCCTTGCTGTCAATAATTCATTTTTTCTTTCAATTGCTTGTACTTGTTTATCAAATTCACTTGTTTCTGTTTTTGTTTGTTTAAGTAATTTCGGAACTGTTACGTCTTGAGTCTGTGGCGTATCAATTTCAACTTGCAATTGTCCAGTTTGAAATCCAAATTTCTTTGTTAAATCAAGTTGTCTTTCTGCAAACACTTTTTGAAATTCTTCATTTCTTTTAAATGGATTTGCAATGTTTCTAAGATTTACTATTTCAACAGCTTCATCACGCGCCTGATCTTGTATTCTTTTTCTTGCAGCTTTATTAAGACCTAATCCAGATTGTAATTTTGCAATATTTAACGCTTTATTTATTGTATTAATTACTGTAATTGCATTATTTAAAACACCTTTCAA